CGCAGCGTTGCTTGACGCAGCTATCACAAGCGCAAAAGTTGGTTCGTCTTTCGATCTAACTATTTGCAACGACAACAACAGCGGTGCTTCATCTACTGTTCCGGTCACAACCGGCACAGGTATCACGGTCTTTGGTTCGGTAACAATTGCCCGTCATGGCGCACACACTTACCGTTTCGTAAAAACTGGCGATGCTGCTTACTCGGCCTTTTTGAAGTAAGCTAGATGGCAGTCATTTACTTACGTCACCCCGTGCATGGGACAAAAGTTGCGTGTATGGAAGCAGAAGCCGTTTATGACGAAAAGAACGGCTGGGTGAGGTTTGATGTAGATGCAGAGCCTGTCACGGTGAACGAAATGAAACGTCCCCGTGGCAGGCCACCCCGAGTTGAGGTTGTTGACGTAGGAGCATAGGTATGACCACATCTGCTGGCGACCAGATAAACGGGGCGTTACGCCTGATTGGGATGTTGGCAGAGGCGGAGACACCTTCAGCCGCTACCTCTGCTGACGCACTGTCGGCGCTCAACCAGATGATCGACTCATGGAACACTGAGCGTTTGTCGGTGTTCACCACGCAAGACCAAGTGTTCACTTGGCCTGTAAATCAAGCTACACGCACGTTAGGCCCGACAGGTAACTTTGTTGGCAATCGGCCTGTTTTGGTTAACGATGCCACCTACTTCAAAGATACCTCAAACGGTACTTCGTATGGCATTAAGATAATCAACGAGCAGCAGTACAACGGCATTGCTGTCAAGAATACAACCAGCACCTACCCGCAGGTGCTGTACGTCAACATGGGCTACCCCGACATTACGATGACGGTGTACCCTGTGCCTACTGCGCCACTGGAATGGCACATCGTGTCGGTAGAGGAATTGACGCAGCCAGCAGTGCTGGCGACTACGCTGTCTTTCCCTCCAGGCTACCTACGATGTTTTAGGTTCAATCTAGCCTGTGAGATTGCCGCTGAGTTTGGCGTCGAGCCAAGCCCCCAAGTCTCGCGCATTGCCATGACCTCCAAGCGCAACATCAAGCGCATCAACAACCCTGACGATGTGATGGCAATGCCCTACGGCATTGTTGCCAATCGTCAACGCTACAACATCTACGCTGGGAACTTTTAATCATGACTACCGTTGCCATCTCCGGTCTGCCCGTTGCTACCGTCATCAACGCTGCTGACATTGTTCCGTTTGTCCAATCTGGCACAACCAAGAGCATCAGCAAGACCCTGCTGTTTACCAGCCCTGCATTGGTGACGCCTGCGTTGGGGACGGTTGCCAGTGGCGTCATTTCGGCCTGCACATCGACCAGCATGGTCATGGTGACACCAGTAATTGGTGCAGCCACCGGAACGAGTTTGGCAGCAACGGGCGCAATTACATCCTCTGGCACGGCAGGCGTTGGCTACGCAACAGGCGCAGGCGGTACTGTTACCCAAGCAACCAGCCGCACCACAGGTGTAACGCTGAACAAAACCACAGGCGCAATCACCTTATTTAGCGCAGCAGGAACAACGACTGCGGCAACCTTTACCGTGACCAACAGCACTGTAGCGGCAACAGATGTCATCATCTTGAACCAAAAGTCAGGAACGGATCTGTACGACCTGATGGTTACGGCAGTGGCAGCAGGGAGTTTTAACCTGACATTCCGCACCACTGGCGGCACTACTACTGAAACGCCGGTCTTTAACTTTGCCGTTATCAAGGCTGTAGCTGCGTAATGAAAACGCCTATATTGGGCAGCGCCTATGTTGCCCGTAGCGTTAATGCTGCGGATAACAGGATGGTCAACCTTTTCCCAGAAGTCGTCCCAGACGGAGGAGAGACAGGCGGGTTTCTAAACCGGGCGCCTGGGCTTGACTTGCTGGCAACGGTTGGGACAGGGCCAATACGGGGCTTGTGGACGTTTAACGGCGTTGCCTATGTGGTTAGTGGCACGGAACTCTACAGCCTCACCACGGCCTATGTAGCCACCTTGCGCGGCACGGTAGCAGGCACTGGCCCGGTCAGCATGAGCGACAACGGCACTCAGTTGTTCATTGCAGCCAATGGGCCGGGTTACATCTACAACAGCAGCACGGCAGTCTTTGCCCAGATCACTGACGTTGACTTTGCTGGCGCGTTGGTAGTTGGCTACCTAGACGGATACTTTGTCTTCATCCAACCAAACAGCCAGGTATTCTGGGTAACGCAACTGCTGGACGGATCCTCCGTTGACCCGCTTGACTTCGCCAGCGCCGAGGGTTCGCCTGACGGTTTGGTCAGTATGATCATTGACCACGGGCAGATTTGGCTGTTTGGCACTAACTCAGTCGAGGTCTGGTACGACTCTGGCGCCGCCGACTTCCCTATGACTCGGATCCAGGGTGCGTTCAATGAGATTGGCTGCGCTGCAACCTTCTCTGTTGCCAAGCTGGACAACGGCATCTTCTGGCTAGGCGCAGATGCGCGAGGCCAAGGCATCGTTTACCGGGCCAATGGCTACACCGGCACTCGGGTCAGCACCCATGCCATTGAGTTTGCCATTGCCCAGTACGGCGACATTTCTGACGCAATTGCCTACACCTACCAGCAAGAAGGCCATGCTTTTTATGTGCTGACATTCCCCACTGGCAATGCTACTTGGGTCTACGATGTGTCTACGCAGGCATGGCACGAACGTGCTGGGTTTGACAATGGCTTGTTTATGCGCCACAGGTCAAACTGCCAGATAGCGTTCAACAGCCAAATTGTGGTTGGTGACTACGTTAACGGCAACATCTACGCTTTTGACTTGGATGTGTACGCTGACAACGGCGGCATCCAAAAGTGGCTGCGCTCATGGAGGGCGCTGCCGTCAGGCCAGAACAACCTAAAACGCACAGCCCACCACACCTTGCAACTTGACGCTGAAACAGGCGTAGGGCTGGGCGTTACACCAGAGCAAACGGCTGACGGCATCCTTACTGAGTCGGCAAACGTCCCACCAGCAGGGCCAAGCTACCAACTGATTGCTGAGTTTGATTGGGAATATCTGGCAACCGAGTCGGGCCTTGAGATTACTACCGAAGCTGGCGATGGTTTTGAATCGTTAGTAACCTTTGCTTATTCTGGGCCTGATACGGCTGGCGCTGAAATTGTTACTGAGCAATTCCCAGCCACACCAGGCTATGACCCGCAGGTCATGCTGCGTTGGAGCGACGATAGCGGTCACACTTGGTCAAGTGAGCATTGGACTAGCATGGGCAAGATCGGTGAGTACGGCTACCGCACGTTTTGGCGGCGGCTTGGTTCGTCCAGGGATCGGGTCTACGAGGTCAGCGGCACTGACCCGGTAAAGATTGCCATCATGGGCGCTGAGTTGGTGCTGAGTCCAACGTCAAGTTGATATGGCAGACATCACCCAAATCCCTGCGCCTCGGGTTGCTTTTACCCAAGACGGGCAGATCACGACCCAATGGTTTCGTTGGCTGAACAACGTCTACACCATCACCGGCTCTGGCCTCGGCATCACGCCAGTAATCAACGGCGGCACGGGGCTGGGCACAATTCCGACCAACGGCAAACTGCTAATCGGCAACGGCACGGGCTACACGCTCAACACCTTGACGGCTGGCTCTGGCATCACCGTGACCAACGGCGCTGGGACGATAACCGTGGCATCCAGCGGCCTGTTAAGTTTCAGCGCAGGAACAACTGGGTTTACGCCCAGCAGCCCAACAACTGGTGCGGTGGTGCTGGCAGGCACATTGGTAATAGCCAACGGCGGCACTGGCGCTACAACAGCCGCAGCAGCCCGAGCCAACCTAGGTGCTGGCACAGTGACCAGCGTAGGCGGTACTGGCACGGTCAATGGCATCACGCTGACAGGCACAGTCACCACAGCAGGCAACTTGACCCTTGGTGGTACGCTGAGTGGGGTGAGTCTGACTACGCAAGTCAGTGGTATCCTGCCCATAGCCAACGGTGGGACAGGTACTTCTACCGCTGGCGTTAGCGCCACAATTGTGACTGCTAAACTGACTGCACTCGGCGCAGACGGCAGCATGACTTTTACAAACGGTTTGCTTACAGCGCAAACTCCTGCGACTTAGGTTGGGTAACAAGGAGAACGATTATGGGTTGGGGTCAACTATTAGGCGCTGCGGCGGGATATTATTTTGGTGGTGCATCAGGCGCTGCTGCGGGTGCTGCACTTGGTGGCGGTCTTGAAGAAGCCACAGGCGGTGGGGCAACGGGTGCTATTCAACAAGCTACCAATGCAGCCAACGCTCAATCTTCCGAAGCATTGGCACTGCAAAGGCGGATGTACGAGGAAGGCGTTGCTAGACAACAACCAAGATTGGCAGCAGGCACCAACGCACTAGCTCAAATGCAGAGTGGCGCGTTTGCACAACCAGCGGCGTTTAGGTTTGGCGCAAGTGACTACCAAGCTGACCCAGGCTATGCGTTTAGGCTTGCAGAAGGCCAAAGGGCAATTGACCGACAAGCAGCAGCCCGTGGCGGCCTGATCTCTGGCGGTGCTTTACGAGCAGCTACGCGCTATGGGCAGGACATGGGAGCGCAAGAATACGGCAACGCCTACAACCGCGCTTTAACAGGCTACAACGCTGACGTAGCGCGTTCCAACACTGGCTACAACCGTTTGGCGGGGCTTGCTGATGTAGGCCAAACAGCAGGCACTCAAATCGGCACTGCCGGTCAAAACTACGCGACTAACGCTGGGAATTTAATGACCAACCAAGGCTATAACACTGGCAACGCTATGCTAGCTGGCGAACGCGCTAGGCAGTCGGCTTACGGCGACATTGGAAAAGCCTTTGGGTCTGGTGGTTTTAACAGCCTAGTCAGTGGTTTTTACGGCCCCGGCCAATACAACCAAAGAATGGGTGTTAACTTTATCGACCCATATAACTACGGTTAAGGACATATCATGGCACTTAATTTTGGAGTTCTTGACCAAGGTGGCCCGACAAATTTCTTTGAGGGCTACTCGCAAGGCCAAGAGAAAATGCAGGCCAATGCAATGGCCCAGCAGAGAGCAGCGCAGGCCCAGCAAGAGTTTGGTATGCGCCAGCAGGAGTTTGCCGCTGGTCAGGCTGATAAAAAGCGAGCGGCTGATGCGGCGATGGTCACACAACGAACACTGGCTTCCCGTGATGCGCTGCTCCGCGCTCGTACTCCAGACGAGGCCCGTGCCATTGTCCGGGCGCGACATAACGACCCGTATCTGGGACGGATTAGTCAACAGTTTGGCAGCGTAGAAGCAGACTTGGCTGAAGTTCCTGACGAGCCTACTGCTTTTCAGGCTTACTTGCTAAGAGAAGCCAAAGGCGCTGACAAGTTTATTGAAAGCCAAGCGTCTGAAAAAGGGTTTCAAAACCTTTTGGCAAGAGTTAAGGGTGGCCCATCTGGCATGGCTGCTGCGCCTGCCGGTTTACAACCTAGTGGCGCGGTAACATCTCCAGTGCGCTCTAACCAAATGATGCCAAACCAGAATCAAGCTAACGCAATGGTTGCGCCTGCAATTGGTGGTAGAACACCTCAAGAAATAGCTTTTGAAATTGACACTCTTAGCGAGTCATCT